CATGATCTTTTTCACATCAAGGACACGCTCCGTGCGCCAATCCTGTAACCACGTCAGTCGCGCGGCGAAGGATGCCCCGAAGAAATAATCATAGAGGTTAAGCTCCGGCCGAATCACCGTGAAGGGCGGCACCCCTTTGATGTGCCCCAGCCAGGAGGAGGGACGATCGTAAATGGTGACATCCGGCGCCGCCCGGGTGACCACTTGAAAGTCCTCGAGCTCATCGCTCCACACATACAGATCCACCATGTCGATCAGATCGACTTCAATGCGCGGTGCATAATCGTATTGCGGCCCGCCGCCCTGGCCGGCCATGCCGCCCGCGATCCCTGAGCTCGATCCGGGGATGGCAAGCGACCCGGGCACCCCACCCACGGGTGAACCCAAGAGGAGTCGCGACATGCCGGAGGAAATCGGCGGCAGGGAATCCGCATCCGTGCGCCCCGCGCGCTGCATGATCGAGGCTTTGCGGGGATTGCCCTGCAATTCCGCCTCAAGCTGCGTGCGGGTGATGGTGTAGTGGTGGGTGAAGGCCTCTTGATCCGGCAGCTCGATGATATCCTCGCGCAGCACCCCGAACTGGTGGGGTTCCACCAGATAGGACCGCACGCGGTTGTTTTTCCACATGAGCTTTAAGAGCATGATCCCGAACACATTGGCCCATCGAAGGCCCATGCCGAACAGCACGTGCGTGCGACTCACCCGCCATTGCTCCGTCACCTCGCGCGCCAGGGGCACCGCTTTGAACACCTCATCGCGCGGCGCCTCCGTGCCTAACTGGATCGAAAAGCGAATGGCATCGGGCGAGTAGATGAAGCTCGAGAGTGTGTCGATCGTGGAACCGATCTTGTTGTAGGGCGCACCCCCGGCGGTTGCGCTGCCAAAGAGGTAATAATTGCGCGCGGTCTGGTAGAAGTTAAACCGGTCCTGTCGGGAAACCGTACACTGACGCACCAGCTCCCGGTAGAGCCGGTCGCGCTCGATCATGTCACTGGGCAGCTTCACGCCACCATCGCATCGAGAGCCGCCTTGTCTTTCCGTTCTCCCGTCGCTTCCCCAGCACGCGGAATGCGCCGGCCGGTCACGCCCAGTTCCGTGGCCGCCTCGCGCATGCCATTGTTGCGGGTGAGCACGATCGATGACCCGTCGCGCTTTTTATAGGCTGTGGGCAATTGCGCGACTTGGGAGAGTTCGGCGAACGATCGGCCCATGACCTTTTTGCACTGATCCCCCCACAAAAGCTCCTGGCCGTTCTCCGCGCGGCCTTTGAACGAGGCCTCGCCTTCCTTGGCGGTTTTCAACCGGGTGGTGCCCATCATGTCGGCGGACTTGCGCACCCCGGCGTCGAAATCCTTTTTGAACTTCGTGCCGATGGTGACGGCCGTGCGAAATTCCTGCGTCACGAACTCCGACGCACAACCGAAGGCCGGGCAAATAGCGTGGCTTGCCTCAAATTCCCCGTGCTCCACGCACACCCATTCCTTGATCGCCGCCATGTCAGATCCCCTTTAATCGTGGACCGGCTGCGGTGAGCTCGATCCGGCAGCCGATATCCGGCCTTTTCTCCCGCGTCGCGGCAACCACTTGCGCCAGTGCCGAATTGATGACGTACCACCCGGTAACCGTGCGTGCCTTGACCAGTCGCCCACTATCCCACCCCCGAAAGAACCGTGACAGTGCCTCTTGGGACTCCGGATCGATGCTGCGAGCCCGGGGTGCCTCGCTAAACCGCATGGCATAGAGCAGCGATTCGCCAATGTGACTATAGCGCGCAATGTCCTTGAGCCGCAAAACCTGGTTGTGGGGGGAGTCTAATTCTAGGTTACAGCGCAGGTGCCGGGCACTTTCATACACCTCGCATAGCCTTCGGCGGATTTCCGCCACCGGGAGGGGGTCAATTGAATCCACGCAACTTGACCTGTTGAGAATTCAAAAAATTCAGCACCGAACGCTCCGCCGCATTATAGACACGCACCGGGCCGTGAAGGGCCATTTCCCGCGCGTAGGTGCGGTTGTAAGCTTCCATTTCCGGCTTGATCCAGTCGTTCCAGGCAATCACCCCGATAGCCAGGCTGATAACCCGGTCGTCCTTGGCCCGGCCCTCGCCGCCAATCTTATCGCCTTGGCGGTGCACGTTGCGAAACTGCTGAACGCACGCGGGGGAATTGAGCTCGATCATGTCACGCTCGAAGTAACTGCGCAGCGTCGACATCATGCGCAGCTTCTCCTTCGGATTGGTCTGCCACTGGTAGGCGAAGGCGCCGTGGATGGAGTCCTGCCGCTTGAACAGATAATCCCGAATCCGCCCAATCACATCAAAGGCCTCGAGGCGCGGATCCCCCGCGGCCATCTGCCCGGCCTGACGCTTCAAGTTCGTCAGCTCATTAAACACCGCACCGCCCGGACCCTGCATTTCAAGATTCAGCATGCAATCCGCGGCCCCCGAACCGTACCAGCCGGCCAGGTGCGCAATCACCCACGCGAACTGCTGTTCGGTCCAGGTGGTTGTGCCCAACTCAGCGACCTGGGTCACCCGATCGGCGTAACAGCGCAGCATGTTGCCGGCGAACTCATCCGCCCATTCCGAGGAGCCGTAGGCGGGGTCCGCCCCGAGCACGTACCGGCCGGGTGGGCCTTCGGTGACGTCCTTACCTGTGCGCGGTGTCTCCCACACGACGAGCTCCGCATTGTCCTCGTTGGTCTCCAAGAACCGTGTGTCCTCGAAATTCAAACCAAACTCATAGCGAAAGTACAGCCGCTCCTGCTGGATCGCGTACTGGTATGCCTGGTTGACCCGTTCGCTCGAAAAGAACTTTGAGCCCGACAACTGAAAGGCGTAATCCTCTGTGGGCGGCATTTCCTGCAGCGCCAGATTCTCATCCCCCTTCATCTGTTCGGTACAGTACCAACGCCACCAGGCCAACTGTTCCGGTGTAATCTCCACCGCATAGCGCTCGAACACCTCGCGAATCCACTGCCGCTCATCGGAGGTGGGCGCTCCGTCCCAATACGATAAGTATTCGGGTGAGTCGGCCGGCCAGGAATACAGCTCATTGCGCCACCAGCCGACGAAGATGGCCATTTGCGTCTTGGAATTCTTGGCCACTTCCCAGGTTTGATAGAACATGTTGTAGCCGCGCGCGGTGGACTCCAAAATGTAGAGCCGATTGGGGTTCTTCTGCGCGAGCGTGTTCACCAACGAGCCGAACCCCTCCTCATCCCCCCACGAGCTGCACTCCGTGGCGTGCATGTAGTTCACGCTCTTAGCGCGGCCCAGATCGCCTTTTTTCTTCGTGCCTGCGACCATGTACACCAGGCGCGAGCCGTTTTTGAAAATGAGCTGGGTGCGGTTGTGCCGCTCGATGGGCGAGCGCACCTGCGAGGGTAAGGAGTTTCGGTACTGTTCGATGTAGGAGCGGAACACCTCGCGGTTCTCATCGGTGTCCGTGACGATCGCGCCCTGCAAGCCCTCGCACTTGGAGGTCCAGTACAGATCCAGGGCCAGGGTGACGGTGCTGATCCCGAGCTGGCGACCCTTCAAAATCACGAAGGTGTGAATATCGTTCGAGAGTCCTTCGGCTATTTTATCCACGACATAGCGCTGCGTGCCGAGCCAGGTCAAAGGGATGCGCCCGAGCTCCTTGGTGTCGACCCGAAGTTTCCCGCAAAACGCCTCGAAGCGCTGCGGATCGAAGACGATCACAGCAGGAAAGCCAGCCCTGCGCAGAGGAACGAATCATTGTCCGCGCCGGCGGGGGCCAAAAACTCCACCGTGTACTGCCCCGCCGGGCGGGTGGCAATCCCCCACCCCCAGGTGGCAATGTGGGCACCGGCCTTCTGATCGTAGGCAAACCAATCGCCGCCCGGATTCTCCACCCCGGTCGACACACTGGGCATCAAGGGGCCCGTGCCGTTCTCGGTGGTGTTCATGGCCCAGGCGACGGTTAAGATCTGCCCGCCCGCGGTGAGCTTGATGGGCCCCGTGCTGATGCGCGCGGGCCCACTGACATCGCGCGTCCACTTGGATCGAAACCCGGCGAGCATCGCCGGTGCCGCAATCTCCACCGCCAAAAAGCCCACGTAGTCGGTCCAGACATTGCTGTAAATCAAGGACTGCGCGGGAGCGGCCCCGGGACAGGCGAACGTTTGAAGCCACTCATCCCCGTTCCAGGTGGTGTCCGCCTCCCAGGTGCACGGGATATAGGCGTTGGACCCCGAATCCCCCATCACGCCTTTGCGCGTGACGTCATGCGAATAGACCCCCGCGACCGCAATCGTGGATCCTTGAACGGTGCGCTGATTGAAGGCTTGCGTTAAGGAAGCCACCGCTTTCTTGCCGGTGTTGGGCGCCTCGATGCTCTGCAGAATAGGGGAGGTGGTCATAGCATCCTCAAGTTCCAATGTTTCGCCGCCTTCTCCAAGGTCTCCGCCGGGGGTCCGCCGCACTGACACGCAGTGCATTCTATGATAAAGGAGCCTAAGTCCCCCGACACCAAGATGCCGCGCACCGCGCGTTGCTCCCGGCTGCTGCAAAAGGGACAGCGGCGCAGCACAATGTCGCTCTTGACCGTCGCCACGGCGTTTTCGAGCTCACCACTCATGCCACGCGCTCCTCGCTGTACTGACCCTTCACCGATTGGTTGAGCGTGCGGCCCACGGAGGAGGCATAGCGCACCTCATCGGCTATATACCGGGGGACTTCCGCGTAACGGTAAATGTGCCCCGACTTGAACTCCACCTCGAGCGTACCCGTGTCCGATTGGCCCTCCGCCTCCCACCCCACGGAGGCGACATTGCTGGAGCTCACCGGGATGCGGTTCACCGCGGCAAGCCCCGCAGCGCCACCGCCACCTGGGGCATTTCCTCCGCCGCGATCTTCTGGCCCTGCACCCCTTGGTAGGCCTGGGCGCGCAGATTGCGCCGGATGTGGGCGCGCAAGCCGGCGCTGATCCCGTCGTCCTCCGGCAAGGGCAGGATCAACCCCTGGTCTTCCGCCTGGCGCACCAATTCGGAGGCCAGGGTCAAGGCGGCTAGGGACAAGAGCCTGGGCTCCTCCTGGTGCTCATGGCCGGCGGCCCAGGGGCTTGTGAGCAATTCGAGCGCAATGCGAAACCGAAAATCGAGCTGGCACCCGGAGGTGGCCGCTTCGAGCAC